AAATGGACACCTAGTGTATTTGGACATGACCAAGTTGAATTTACATGGCTTGATTTATTCAAAATGATGATTGGAAAAGAATTAAAAAATGGCGCATTAGTTGCCAAAAGAGCAAGGGGACAAGCATGACTAAATTATTTTCATTTTTAATTCTTGGGTTTGTTTGGCTTTTCTTTATATGGCTTGCATTTTCATTTGCGATATGGGATTTAAACCCAGTGAATTGGAATGATTTTGCTAGGTTTGTATGTGCATGGGTAGGGTTTGGAGCGCCTTTATGGTTAGTTCCACTGTCTTGGCATAACTAAAAAGAACAAACATGAACAAAGAAGACATTATTGCGATGGCAATCAAATCACATTTAGTGATGTACGACTATAACCATCCATCTTTAGAAGCCTTTGCCAAACTGGTAGCAGAGAAAAACTTTGAGCAAGGGTTCTATGCGGGCTTTAAAGCGTCAGGAGAAGGGTGGAACGGTGAGTGCCCATTTAACGATTTAGGTTTAGACATTCAACAAAACGAGAGTGTCCAGCACGAACTTAAAGAGGCAATGGAAAACTATCAGAAAGGACAAACCGATTAATAAATACAATGGCTAATCCCCATAACTGTGATACATTACTTACTCATTCCTAACCATACCGAAAGGGGAAATATGAAGCCTTTAATCTGTGCTGACTGTAAGTGGCACATTCCATCCAAGCAAAGTAGCAGCGTAGCCAACTACGACCGTTGCAAAGCCTCAGAGACTATCAACCTAGTAACTGGTGACGCTACCTACAAGTATTGCGAAACCATGCGTATAGCTGGTAACTCATGCGACCTAGACGGCAAGCTGTTCGAGTTAAACCAAGCAGAAGAGGAGACACCCAATGGCAACTAAGCTGCAAGACTCTCTTGTTAGAAAGATACAAGAGAACAGAGAACTAAAAGACACCATCAAAGACTTACACGCTCAGTCTGAGAGGGATAAAGAGTTCTACAAAGGACAACTCCAAGAGTCTAAAGACGAAGCCAACAACCTAGAACTAGCCCTCAAGAAGTGCATCCTCTCTAAGGCAGAGCTGAATGACAAGGTTGAGCAGTTGCAAGACGAAGTAGAGAAGTATCTTGATTTGTACTCAAGCACACGCATAGTGGCTCAAGCCCTTGCAGAAGCAGTCTATTACCTCACCAAGGAGAAAACTCATGGCTAATGATAGAAACGACTTTGCACCAGAGATACGCAACTCCGCTTGGTGGTCTGGTGACTCCCGTATGGCAGCCAATGGGCGCGGTAATGATGCAGTCCTTGAGAAGCTAGGGGTTAAAGAACGCCCCGACTTGTCAGAGGTTGAAGCAGTCCAAATGGGTCATGTCATGCAACCCATCATTGGACAACTTGCAAGTGCCAAGTTAGGCATGGAATTGAAGGAAGCAGACTATGCGCTCACTCACCCAAAAGAGACTTGGATGCGTTCCCATTTCGACTTCATCTCGGCTGACGGGCAAACGCTTGTGGAAGTCAAAAACTACAACGCTGCTGTTCGCAACAAGTTCGATAGTGAAGCCAACATCATCCCTGCGGCTGATATGGCGCAACTCATCCATGAAGCGGCTTGCCACAATATCAACGACATTGTGCTGGCTGTTTTATTTGGGGGACAAAACTTTGAAGTGTTTAAGTTCACCATCGAGGAAGCACAGAAAGAGCAGCTCATCAAAGATATGGCGAAATACTGGGCGCACGTTGCGTCTAAGCAGTACCCTGAACCTGAGACTACCGAGCAAGCAAAGCTAATCTATTCTGTCTCAGCACCTACTTCTATCACAGCACCTCAGTCTCTAGAGCAGATGTGCCAAGCCTTGAACTACACCAAGGAACAGCTCAAGAAGTGGGAAGACGAGGAAGAGAAGCTCAAGCTGGAAATACAGAAATTTATGGGGGTCAACAGCGAGTTGGTAACCCTAGACGGCAGAGTTCTAGCCACTTGGAAATCATCTAAGGGCAGCATGAAGTTTGATGCCAAGCTGTTTGAGCAGTCCATGCCTGATGTCTACAAGTCCTATGTTCGGGAAGTAGCCGGTAGCCGTAGATTCTTAGTGAAAGGGTAAGCCATGTTTTTCAACACTAAACGCATTGAACAACTAGAGCGTGAAGTCATCATGCTTGAAGACTTATTTGCTGACGCACTCAAGCGGATTATGAAGCTAGAAGATGCTAAGTATGGTCTGAAGGTTGACGGTACTCCTAAAGCTAAACCCGGAAGGAAGATAAAGAATGAACGCATTTCCTAACGTCCACGACCCCAAGACTGGCTCTATGTCTCACGGCATGAGTCTTAAGGATTACTTTGCAGCTCACGCTATGCAAGCAATGATTGCTGAACCATCCCTCAAAGCAACGCCTGAAGAGTTCGCTCAAAGGGCTTATATGGTGGCAGAAGCAATGTTGAAAGCGAGGGACTTGTGACTACTCAAGACATCGCTATATATGTAATGGTTGCATCCTCAGTCATAGACACATTCCTAACTATTTTGGAGAAATTCACATGAGTAATATCATTCCTGTATCAGACATGACAGTCATGGCTGACAGTATCGTTAAGTCAGGCTTTTACGGATTTAAGAACAAAGAGCAAGTAATGGCTGTAATGCTTGTAGCCCAAGCAGAAAACAAGCACCCCGCCTCAGTTGTCCAAGAATACGACATCATCCAAGGCAAACCAGCCCTGAAGTCTCAAGCTATCCTTGCCCGTTTCCAACTCTCTGGTGGCTCTGTCCAATGGGATGTAGTCACGCCCAAGGCAGTCAAGGGGACATTCAAGCACCCACAAGGCGGCAGCCTGACGGTGGAATGGACTATCGAAATGGCAAGACAAGCCGGTATCTACCGCGAGGGTAGTGGATGGTCTAAGTATCCTGAAGATATGCTCAGAGCTAGGGTTATCTCTAGGGCTGTGCGTTCTATCTATCCCGCTTGCATCTTGGGACACTACGCCACAGAAGAGGTCATGGACTTTGATAGCCCTATGCCAAAGCACATGGGTGTCGTAGAAGACGTTAAACAGCCCGTAGAGGTCATAGAACTGCCTAGCGGGGACTATGAACTCATATTGCCTGACGGCTCTGTATACGCTGATTACGCCTCTCCTGACGCTTGGATAACCGCTTACACCGACTTGGCAAGCAAAGTCATGCAGTCAGTCAAATTGACTGATGAACAGCGCACCGAGAAGATTGCTGCTCTAGCAGAAGCAAACAAGCAAGTAACTGAATCATTCTCTAGTTTTGACAAAATCAAGATTCGCGGAGAGCTTGCCAAGGTGGGAGTAAACCTCAACCCAAAGTCACCAGCGTCCCAGTTCGTAGCCGACATGGAAGCCAACGAGAAAATATTTTGAAGCACTTGCAAAATATTGGCTCACTAACCCCGATGGACGCACTCAATAACTATGGCTCATTCAGGCTCGCAGCACATATCGAATATCTTAGGAAGCAAGGACATCCCATCCTTACAACTATGGTTAAAGAGGGTGGGCGCGAGTATGCCCGATATATCTACCGTTGAAAGGAAAATCATGGAAAACCAAAAGAAAGCCCCGTTTGTACCCCTAGAGATGAAAGGGCGTATGACAAAGAACTCTTACAAGAAACAGGGTTCTTCCGAGCCAGACTGGAAAGGCACATTCATGTACCAAGGTCAAGTCATTACCTTTGGTGCTTGGGAGAATGATGCTGGCTTTGGCACTTATTACAACATCAAGTTGAACGACCCTAACTGGAACAAACAACAGCAGCAGTACCCTAAAGAAGTAACTGACAAACCAGCACGGTCTTATCCAAAAGACTCAGATGTCCCTTTTTAGGAGTAAAGCATGATTGAAAAACAATATCAAGAACAACTTGTAATGAAACAAAACACAGGGTACGGCGGTTTAATTGGTGGTATTGACCACAATCCAACAGTCGAGGAAAACATAGAGCAAAAGATTCGTTATCACGAGTCTGAGCTTATTAGATTAAAGCAATCTAAAGAAGACCTTGCACCGTTGCTGAAGATGCGTATTCGAGATATACGTCAGGCAATGGAATATTGATGGCTAGTTTCTCTCTCCCTTTTCCCCCAAGCGTTAACACCTATTACCGCAACTTTCGCGGTCACATGGTGATGAGCGCCAAGGGAAGGGAGTTTAGAGAAGCTGTCCAAGTATTTGTAATTGAAAACAACATTCCTAAATTCGGGGATAAAAAATTGAAACTAACACTAATTCTGCGTCCTAGAGACAAGAGAAAAATAGACATCGACAAC